AATAATAAACAAAGTTTTAAATAATAAAGCATTGTCAGCATTACTAAACTCCTTTGGTTCTGATTTATTAGATTGAACGTATTCTGTTTTATATTTACTTCCGTCTGGAATTTCATCTGGATTATCAGTCCAATATTGAGCTGCCTCAGCGCCTATAGAACCTCGTGCAGGGCACGGAGTCCCAGCATCGGTCATGGCGTCCCAGACACGAGCGTCTTGACAAAGTATCGATACCGCAGCGACCTTCATGCCGTAGGCATACATCGACCTACTTAGCTTTAATTTTTGACACAGCTCATCGTCAATGACCACGCCTGTGGCTACACCAACGACATTATTTTGAACACTAGCGCCCACACCCACCTTACATATATCACTATTTGAATTGATTATAGAAGGTGCATTGGCCGTAGGTGGTGTTGAATTTGTTACTACCGTTGACGACACGGTATTGGTCTCAGCGTGAGATTTTTTTTGAAAGCCTACAATAAGAACAAGAGTTATTAAGACTACTGAACAAAGCCACATATACCAATCTTGTTTCATTTTATCTACCGCATCCGCCACCACAACATTCACACATAACGTCCTCCTATCCTAAACTAGCCATTGTATCTGACATGCGTTTTGCCCGGTTTGGGGTCTGTTTGGCCCACTTCGAATCGAGCATTTCTAGGGCCGCTGTCTTGTAATCTGGTGGTGTTTTATCTTTTAGTGCTGCCCACATGTTGCGAAACTTACTGACGCCTGTTTTTCCAAGTTGAAAAACCATCTCTACGATCAGTTCCTTACATTGATCATGGACTGTGTATTCACCCAATAACTCTTCTGCGCCTGATATGGCGTTCTCTAAATCCTTTTCCAATATTTCCATTAAAAATGACTCTTCATATTCCTTGTCATCTTCCCAAAAATCTTCAACGCAGAGGTGCCCGACCCCCACAGTTCTCTTTCCTAGTGTGTCTAAATATACTTTATTTCTATAGCCTTCGTTGTGACGTACCGAAGCCAAAAGTCTTTCCATATCCATTTCTAATACTCCTTGTAATTCTTAATTAAAAACTCTTCCATCCAGGCCATTTTATCATCCATAGACTGAAGTTGAGCTTTGATAACAGCAATGTCCTGTTGCATTTTTTTATCTCTTTTGGCTTTCTGTTCTACAGCATTTAAGCGCTCGCTCCACATACCCCAAGTTATACCAAAGCTGAGAACGATACCTGCTAACCAAATAGCATCTTTACTGTTGAATTTAAACATTATACTCCCATTGTCCCTCATCAGAAGGATCTCTGAACATTAAGCTGTCAGCTTGCATCATATCATTCATGCCACCATCTTTCAAATTAATAATGCCACCATCAGCTACATTGAACATTCTTGGATCCACGTTAGATCTAGGTGGTGCGCCTCTAATCACAGGAGGCATTTGCTCAAATTGTTCTGGCTGACCTTCTATCATTTTGTATACAGGATTCTCATACATATACTCGTTAGGTGCCTTTGAATCCATACTTATTTTTTGTCTCGTTGCCATAGAATTAGCTATCATAGCTGCTTCTCTAGTGACTAAATCTTTGAAAGGATCTGTAAGTTGATCATAGCTTGTATTAGGTGGTATGATACCTGCAGCTACAAAATTATTTAATGCCTCTTCTATGAATTGATTTGCAGATCCTGTAGATATATCTGATTTTCTCAATGCTTCCATTAACAATGACATACCAGAATCTTTAATCTTACCCATTAAACCAAGATCTTCTCGTAGAGCTGGCCCTGAATCAGAAGGAACCTCTATGTTTAATATACCTCTAGCAGGTTGATCTTCTTCTGCCATTCTCACAGGGTCTTCTGGAGAACCAACAGTTGTTGGATCATCTTTAATATCACGAAGTAACTCATCTATTTTATCACTTATACCACTCATGAGCATTGGTTTAACTTCTTCTTGCTTGGTTGAAGGGTCTGTTTTTAAATCTTTGACCTCTTGCATAGCCGCAATTAAGTCAGCTATTTCAGCTTTGGTTGCTTTATTATTAGCAACGATGTCGTCACTGTTGCCACCTTGATCTAATTGTATGATACCACCGTCTTTGGCAGTTACGTATCGTAGATACTCATCATAGGTTCCTGATCTGTATCTACCAAGGTTAGGATCAAAGAATGTGTAGTAGTTTTGAGGAGGTGGTGTGTAATCAGGATCTGATCCGGGGTCCGTGGTTCCATCATCTGATCCATCGTCACCTTCTCCTCCTCCTTGCTCACCTGATATCGGATCAGGGTCACTTTTTCTAGCTACCATATTTCTGTTAGCTTCAGCTCTAAACTCGTTTAATTGATAATCTTGCATCTCAGGAGTAGACATCAGTTGATTGTATAAATTACGATCATTAGCTACAGCTGCTGAAAAGTTATTAAGATCTTCTCCTTCAAGACCTAATACTTCTCTACCATAATATGTACCTCTCATAGCAGGGCCACTACCAAAAATTCCAGAAAGTATGTTTACGGCAGGGTTGAATCGAGTAGCTAAGTTTGCACCTTTTTGAAAAATATTTTGTGGATCATCATAAGGCAAAAATATATTGCTTCTTTTCATGCCTGGTTCATATATTTCACTCGCTCTTTGTTGTAAAAATTCTGCACCTGGTCCTGACGTTCTAAGAATACCCTCCGCACGTAAGTCTCCTACAAGATCAGATAAAACATTACCACCAATTTTACTTCGATCTGAAGATGAAATTACAGTTCCTAGTCCTTGATCTATACCAACTCTTAACTTAACAATATCACTAGCATCAAGATTATATTTATCCATGAATGCTTTGGTCTTTGTACCACCTGTAAATAATCCTGCTTTATATGCCTCTTTTAAATCATCAATAAAGTCAGTGGTTTGCATGCCTCCGCCCGTTCCCGAGCCTACATTTAAAGTGGATTTATCTTCTGCCTTTTTTTGATTATCTTTTTTCTTTTGTGCTTCGTCTAAATCTTTAAGAATTTTATTATCTTTATCTTTGTTTTTTGGAGGAGTATATCCTTTAGACCTCATTTTTTCATCAACAGTAGAAAACCCTGTTTTTTTCTTATAGTCTTTTTTGGCCTTTTCGTAAGCTTTTTGTGATTTTCCGTAACCTCTCATTATGGTCTCCTCCTCCCTGCAAAGTACATGATGCCTTGTTTATTGATACTACCACCCTTTTTTGCAGTTGCAATGGCCTGGTATAAATCACCACTAGCCAGAGCTGCACGTTTAGCGGGAGAGAATGTTGTGCCTCCGCCCACGGGTCTGAAAGGACTGGATACATTGCTTGCAACAAACTTGTTCTTTGGTTTGGTTATTAATTCGTTAGACATGTTACTAGACATTTGTTGATTGTCTACTGCCGCTGGTGCTGGCGCAGGAGCAGGATCTGTTGTTTGATTTTCTATTGAAGGTCCTGCTGCTTCAGGCTGAGAAGATCTAGTAAATTCATTTGTAAAAATATACTGTATAACTGCTTCAGGATCATCAAAATCAAGCGCTTGAACTTTTTCATTATCTGGATCATCAAGTATAAATCTTGCTAGTTTAGCGCTATTAGCTCTTCTAATTCTCATATCTATAGTGTCATCTATAGTTGTAACCATCATTTTAAGTGCGTCTGGACTTGATAAAATTTTTGCTTGATGCTTTGCTAATAAGGCAATACCTAATCCAGTTAAAGGACTCATGCCTCCTCCTGTTGCTAAAAATGCACCTGTAATACCAGATATACCTGCAAGACCTGCTCTTCTAGCTACGAACTGAGATGTCTCCGCAATCTTATTAGCATATCCTATTTCAGCAATCTTCAGTAAATTCATTAAGTCTTTGACCGCAGCTTTACCTCCTTCTTTTCCAAGAAGTTTTCCATCTTTACCTAAGGTGTTAGCATACAACTCAATCATGAATTGTTGACCTTGATCGGAATCTAGTTTTAAAGTTTGTCTAAATCTTGCGGGATCAAAAACATTGACAGTAACAATATCTTTTTGGTTAAAGCTAATACCAAACTCACCGCCACCTGTTAAATTAACTCTTTGTGTTAGATCGGTCTTACCAAACTCAACCGCACCTGTTTTTCTATTGTAGGCAATAGGTTGACTTGATCTCTCCCATAAGTCTCCTAAGAATGCTCTCGCTGAAACATTGTAAGGATCTTTACCAGGGTTTGCTTTGTTTCTTGTTATAATGTCAGATAAGTCTTTTAGAGCCATTGCACTTGGATTTCTAAAGAAAGCATCAAATACTGTGTTAGCTAATTGATCAGGATAGATGTAACCTTCCATAGGAAGACTACCTTGTAAAAACATATTTTGATCAACTTGTTGAAACATTTTTGCAACAGGACTTTTGTATGTATTAGCGCCAAAACCAAATATTTCATTTGCTCTTATTAGTGATTTTTTTACTAAAGCCATTTGTTCCATAATAACTGGATCGGCTTCACCACCTTGCCCTGTAATTACTCTCCACTCGTTGACGTCATTAAAACCTTGCTCCATAGCTTTTTTGAAATACCTAGCTTGTGTAGCCATGTCATCTACTTGTTTAACACCAAATTTAGATGAGTATTCACCCCAAGCTTGATTAAATTGTTTTTGTAAAGCTCTAAATTGTGTAGCGTTTAGGTAATCAGGTAAATCTCCCATTGCTAAAAGCAAGTTTTCAAACTTAGATAAATCTTCGAACCCACCTAGTTGATTTGGCCTACCTGGAATAAACTCCATTCCTGCTCTTTCTAGTGGAATTTTACCTCTGCCTAATTCCTCAATATAATTTTTAGCTAACGCTTTTACTCTGAAAGTAGGAATATAACCTTGTTTTACAGACATACCATATTGATTAGTTCCTAATGGTATGGCATCATCAAGAGCCTTTGCTTTAGCCGCAAAATCATCGTACATAAAAGCAGATATACCTGCAAACTTGTCAAATTTCTTTTGTGCCGCATCAGTTAACAAAGCACCTGCATCCATGACAGTAGCCATTGGTGCAAGTTCATTGAGACTCTCCATCACTCTTTTATCACTGTACCAAAGAATATTCGCACGATTAGCACGAAGATCTGTTCCAATCAAAGGGAACACACCTACTACTTTACCAAACCATTTTGCCCAAGATCTCTCTGTGACATTAGCAATACCAAAAGGTATCTTTTGCTCGATAGCTAGTTGTGCAAGATACTCTGCGTTTGTTCCTTTTTGCACACCATACGTCCAGCGTGCAAGACCTTTCATCATTTTAAAAACAGGATCTAATGCCGCGGCACCGCCACTAAATATCATGGCGTTTCTAGCATGAATTAAATTTTCTACTCTTGGATCATTAGATAACTCTGGATCAGGTAAACCTTCCAATTCTCTAATAATAGCATTGTAACCGTCATAAGCTGTAGCTGCAGTGTAAGCTCCCAAGCCAGCAGTTGTAGCTACTGTGCCAGAAGCAACTGGATTGTTTTTAGGGTCTGTTAGTCCCTTTAATAATTTATTTCTATCTAAAAAGTATAAAGGTAGTAAACTTAAAAAATCACCTCCTATACTAACATTTTGTTTGTTTACCTCAGGATAAAATCTCATGGTAGTGTTTTGTAAACCCATAAAACTATCACCAAAATAGTTAAGAACTTCGTCTACACCTAATTCAAAGTCTTCTCTACCTTTACCACCTATACCAAAAGTAAAATCTTTAGGTAAAAAGGTTGCCCAGTTTCTTTTATCGGCTTCTAATTTTTCTCTCCACACTCTGTTTTTTTCACGTAAAGGATCTTCTACATATGCTTTAAACTGTTCTTGTTCTAATTGTGCTTGTTTTAACGCTTTTATTTCTGCAATTTGCTCTTCACTGTAAGTTTCAACAGGTTGTTCGGTAATACTGTTTTGTTTTCTTATGTTGTTAATTAGGTTTAACAACAATTTTTTATCGTCTTCAAATTTCTGCGTTCCTACTTGGTCGGGATTTAGAAAATTGTTAATGTCAGGAACTTGTATTTTAATATCATTTTCACCAAAAATATTTACTAACACATCTGCTGGTATACCAAATGTGCTTTGTATATTCATTGTAGGATAGCTTTG